CGGAGGTTTGCAAGTTACTGGTACAGGCGGTACTCCTGCTCTTACTTCTTTCGATTTTCAGTACGTTTTTACTAGGGGGGGTTATCTTGTTGGCATCGGCAGTTATAGCAACAGCGCTAACGTAGCTGTACAGGATTACTTTTGGGCTTGTAGCTCAGAAGGTGAGATTGTGTTTTACAGCGGTAGCTATGCGGGCGACCCGACAAGTTGGGGATTAGTCGCTAAATATTACATTGGTAAGCCGCTAGGGTACAGGGCGTTTGTAAGAGTAAACAATGACGTTTGGATTCTAACCGAGCAAGGAATTATTCCAATTTCAGGTTTGTTTCAATCAGACCCAGAAGCAGCGCTAAACGTAGTTAGCCAAAAAATTAACCCACTAATTTCTGAATACGCTAGCCAGACACCTTTTGACCATCAATGGACTGGCGTGTTTTGGCCGCAGGGTAGAAGGGTATATATAACCGTTCCTACAAGTGGCACAGGGTGCAAGTTTTTAGTTTATTCTATCGATACTAAAGGTTGGACAGAGTTTAAGCTATTTAATGACGAGCATGGCTTATCAATAAACATATTCAACAAATATCCTTTTTATGGTTCTGCTACTGGCATAATTTGGCAGGGCGAATACGGACAAGCCGATGCCGTTACTTCTACAACTAGCCAGCCTATTCAATTTAGCGGCAGAACTGCTTTTAGTTTTTATGGTAGTCGTGGCAATTACAAAGCGTTTAAAGACATACGCCCAATAATGAAAACCAAGAGGGGCATAACATTAAGTCTTGGATTAGATATAGACTTTAAGCGATTGCCAACAGTCGCTACAATTACTACACCGGCAGGAACATTTACCCCTTGGGGCAGCCCGTGGGGTAGCCCGTGGTCATCTGATATTGAATACGTGTTTGATAGGTATGCTGCACAGGGGCAAGGTCATTGTGCGGCGGTGCGTTTTGGTGGTTCCCTAAAAAACGCAACCATGCAAATACTAGGATTTGAGATACGATATGATATGGGTGGACAAGTATAATTATGGCAAAAGATAAGAAAGGCGCATTAGCTAAAGACCCAGGCAAAAAGACCCAAACTTCATTTGACCCTGTTAGGGCGCAGCGTCGTATTGATTTTCTTACGAAAAATCGACCTAACGACCCTGAAATAAAGCGGTTGCAAGCTAAAATTAAAAAGAACGCTCCAGCAGGTTCTATACCTGCAACACCACAAGAAATAACAGAAGGTGGATTTAGGGGCGCAGGCCAGGCATACGAAAATATGTTGGGCAGATTCCTGGGGGCAGACCCATATCAAATGGGGCAGATGTATCAGGGTGCATTTGGGCAGGAGATGGACAGATACCGTCAAAACATGATGGATCAGTTTAACCGTCAAAACCAAGAGGAGTTTCAGCGCCAGGATGTAGCTACACAACAGCAGATTGCAGAGCGAGGACTAGACCCTAGCAGCCCAGCAGCACAGGCATTGATGAAAGCTAATACGCAGCGCCAGGATTTAGCTAGGCAGGAGGCGATGAGCGCAGCAGAGCAGGGTGCTTATGGCGTACAGGAACAGGCTTTTGGACAGGCGTATAAGACTGCCATGTCACCTTACGAGCAGTGGGGTATTTTGCAACAGCCTTATATGGCAGGAATACAGGCACAGTACCAGGGGCAACAGCTATCGCAACAGCAGCAGTTTGAGGCACAGCAAAACGAATTAACTCGTAGAGCACAGATGCGTATTGCAGGAATGAACAGAGGAGGCGGCGGCGGCGCTCCTCAGCTAACTCCGTATGAGCGCATGGAGATAGAGTCGTTATCTACAGGTTATCCAGGGGCGCAGCCTAATCCCGTAGCGCAGGGCGTACAAGGTTTTGCTGGCGGAGCTGGACAAGCTATAACCTCTAACCTAAAAAGGTAAGAAATGGCTACATTAGAAGAAGCATTATTTGGACTTAATACTGCACCGTTAGAAACCGGATACGGTATTGCTGCACAACAAGTAGGTCAGTTAGGCCCGCAACTAATAAGCCCGTATAGCTCAACAGGGCAAGCCGTAGGAATAGGGTTAGGTTCTATATTGCTTCAGTCGTTATTGGGCTACCAGGCTCGCCAGGAGGCCGCTAGGACTTCGCTAGAAACTAATACACTAGCCAATCAACTAATGACATTAGAAACACCTAAAGCTCGTACTGAGTTTATTGGTGGCGTTGATGATAGTTTGCAGCAGTCTAGGCTCTCGACACTAGCTACTGCGTTAACTCAGCAGGAGCAGGCCAGAAAGGCAGACTTGCTTACAAAGCGTGGGCTAGCAGAGCTCGATGTTGATTTGGCTCGTGCAAAGGATATGGGAGTCCCTTTGTCACAATTAAGCGAGCTTGATAAGCAAAGAGAAGCTAGAAGGGCAGCTTTGTTTGGAGGAACTCCAAGTGTAGCGGAAGAAATGTTTACGAGTCCTGAACTAGCGTCACAAGGAGACCCAGCTAGCATACTTGCTCGGCCTGAAGCACAAGGAGTTTTAACAAAGCCAGAAAGAGATGCTTTGGCAGCACAAGCTAAACTTACAGCCGATCGTCGTGGCGAAGCGGACGCTTTACGCAAAGAGTTTAATACTTTGCCAGAAGTAAAAAACTTTAGCCTAATTGATACCGCAGCTAAGGTAGTTACTAAAGCCGTTCAAGACCCTAGCGCCGTAGCTACTCAGGAATTAGTGCGCCGTGCTGTGCAGTTAATAGAGCCAGGCATGGCAGTTAGGGAAGGCGAACAAGCTGCAATTATGGCGAGTCAAAGCATCCCAGATCGCTTTAAGGGGGAGCTTGCTACTGCGCTATCTGGTCAGGGAGGATTGCAAGAAGAGACTCGTCAAGGAATTATGCGAATTGCTCAACGTGCTTATGAAGCTCAAGCCGAGCGCTATAAAACTACCAAAGATTTTTATGAGGGCATAGCAACGGATCGCGGTATTCCTAAAAAAGCTATTTCGTATATTGGAGAGCCCGAGCCTTGGGCAAAAGTTGCTGGCGAACAGAAGCAATCAGAAAATAAACAAAGTCAATTAGCTAGCATTTTACAGCAGTTAAAAAGCACAACTGACCCAGCTAAAATTAATCAATTAAAGCAAGAAGCAGCAAATATTTACGGCGCAAAATAAATGGCAACAGCAGAAGAGTTATTTGCACAAATACAAAGCTACGAGCCCCCAGCTATTCCAGCAGACAAAGCTGCTGAGTTTGTCGCTGCTCGGCAGGCTGTGCAAGAAGCTCAAAGCAATGTTGATTTATATGGCAGATTAGGGACCGCTTTTTCATTTGGTGCGCAAGGTTTAAGCCTCGGGTTGTCAGATGAGGCATTGGCAGGGTTAGGGGCACTTACTGGCGGCCCTTCTTATTCAGAACGACTTGCCGCACAACAAGCAGAACGAGAAGCCATGCGAACTGCTTATCCTGGAACTGCATTAGGAGCGGAAATTGTTGGGGGTATAGCTGGAACTATTCCAGCAGCTACAATGGCGGCTCCTGGGCTTGCGTCTAGATTGTTATTAGGAGCAACAGGCAAGGCAGCCCCCACGGTTGGGCAACTTGCAGCAATAGGAGCTACGCAAGGTGGCATATACGGCGCAGCTTCAGCAGAGCCAGGACAGCGATTGGCTGGGGGGTTAATGGGTGGCGGTCCTGGTGCTATCGCTGGCCCTGTGATTGGTAAAGCTGCTCAATATGCTACCGAAACACTTGGAGGAGCTCTGGCAAAAGCTGGAACTACATTAGGTAGCGAACGCGGAGCGATTACTTTAGGCGGGGCAAGGTACACGCCAGAAGAGATTCAGCTTGCTAAGGTATTATCGCAAGCCGCACCAGAGACAGTACCAACAGCAGAGCAAGCATTACGAAGGGCGGGAGAGCTTGGGAAACCAGTGTTTATTCCTGAAGCTGTAGGCTCTCCATCATTATATCAACAGGCTAAATTAGTAGCTAATTATCCAGCTTCTATTGAAGTGGCAAAAACAGCTATTGAAGAGCGTGCGGCTAATGCGGTTAATCGCATTACTGAAACCCTAGACAAGGTAGCCCCAGTCCGCAACGTAAACGCTGGAGCTAATAGACTTGTAGAAGGCGCAAAGTCTTTACTTGAGGATTTGGGCGTAGCTCGAAAAGAAGCTACTAAAGGGTTATACGAGGCCGCTTTTGAGAAGACTCCACAGCTAACCGCAGACAATGCAGTAGAGCTGGTACAAAGCAATCCAAGAATACAGCAAGCCATTAAAGCCGTTAGGAAAGAGCTTCCCGAGTTTGCAGATAAGCCTGATACTAGCTTGGAAGTATTGCATCAAGCGCAACAATACTTAAGCGGCAAAGCTAGATCGCTAAAAAATAAATTTACCGCTGGTAAAGTTACCGATGCTCGTAATGCTTTAATGAAAGCAATTAAAGACGAGTCCCCTGATTATGCACAAGCTACTAATACCTTTGCACAAATGTCTAAGGGGCTGACGGCTAAAGAGCAAAGCAAAATAGGATTTCTAGCTAATGTTAGCCCTGATAAGCCAGAAACTATCGGGAGAGTATTTGTCCTCGACCCTGATGTTATTTCTAGCTTACGCGATGATTTTGTCGCCGCTGGTCGTCTTGATGAGTGGGAATCTGGTGTTCGTGCCTACCTACAAAGATCGGTAGAAAAAGCACAGGACGAGCGAAACCCAATTAACAAGATTATTGGGTCACCTGCTTTACGGGATAAATTGCGTGCTGCTCTTGGTGATAAGTATGATGCTATTATTGAGCCGCTAACTATAGAGCAAAAGATTCTTAAAGGGCAAAGGGAATATTTTGCGGGCAGTCCTACAACTCCGCTTAGACAAGCAGAGGAGGCTCTTGGGGAAAGTGTTGGCGCAATTAGAAGTGCGATTCAAGCTGGCAAAGACCCAATTAATGCTGCTGGGAAATTGTTGTCTAAAATGCTTGGCGGTCGTCAAGACGATGAGTTTTATAAAAACTACGCCAAATTGTTATTTAGAGAGCCAGAACAGGGGTTAGAAACCCTTGGGCGTATTAGTCAATTAACGTCTGCTTTGCGTGGCGCTAGACAAGCTGGAGAAACAGTTGGTGGCGTTGCTGGTACAGCAGCAGGGCGAGAAACTGCGGCGGGGTTAGATCTTATTCAGGAGCAGGCAAAAGCTAGGCGAGGAGAGGTGCTTGGCGCTGGAGCTATTGCAACTACAGCAATCAGTCCAGAAATGGACGATCTGTTTCGTCAAATTCAAGAGTTTGAGCCAAGTGCGACGTCCGTACCAGCCCAAAAATCAGTCAAAGTAGGCAAGCAAAACATTAGCATCCCTACGGGTGAAGAGTATGCGCCACCTGCGCTAGTTAAAGCTGTTATGCAGGTAGAATCAGGAGGTAAGGCTAATGCTGTTAGTCCTAAAGGGGCTACAGGCTTAATGCAGCTTATGCCTGCTACAGCTAAAGAGTTAGGCGTAAACCCTAAGAATCCTAAACAGAACGTAGAAGGTGGTAGCCGTTACTTGCAGCAGATGCTTAATAAATACGGCAAGACTGACATAGCACTGGCGGCGTACAACTGGGGGCCTGGTAACATTGATAAAGCTATCAAGAAAGTTAAGGCAGACGGTAAGCGTGTAACTTGGTCTAACATTATGCAAGCCGTTAAGGTGCCAATGGAAACTAGGTTGTACGTTAACAAGGTATTAAATAAGGAACAAAAAGCGTAAGGAGTTATATGGCTTGGAGCGGAGGCACATTTACAAGAGCAAATCCTACATGGGCTAGCGATGCTGCGGGTATGATAGGTATTGAGCCAGGGCGGCACGATATGCAAGACAATGACTTTACCACTGGCATCAATCAGTGCATAAACAAGGATGGCAGTAATGCCATGACTGGAAACCTTAATCTAAATACCAATAAGATTGTAGGTTTGGCTAACGGGACAACTGATACAGATGCAATTAGTTTAGGCCAAGCAAAAGCTGGTATCGACATACAAACAACTACAACTAATAGATTGCTATCAAAGTTTAGTGCTGATTCTGCAGGACTTAACCAGATTTTTCAAAAATCTAGGAGCGCTACAGTTGGCACGAATACAGTTGTGCAAAATGGAGATTCATTAGGAGCTATTGTTTTTCAAGGAGCCAACGGAACCGGTTATAACGTAGCCGGAGCTATTAGTTGCAAAGTTGACGGGACGCCTGGATTAAATGACATGCCTGGCATGCTAACTATCGCAACTACGCCAGATGGTAGCTCCAGTGCAGTTGATGCTATTGTAATAGATAATCAGCAGCGTGTAGGAGTTAACAGGGCGCCACTTGTTGGTGTACAATTTGTAGTAAAAAGCAAAACAAGTAACGGTACAGATACAATTTGCTCTTTAGTTAATTCCTCTGATGCCACAATGTTTCAATTAACTAGCGATGGAGCTACTTATACTGGAAATGGAGGCAGCTCTCCATACAATCTGCACACTTTAAACGCTGCTAATATGTACGTTGAAAGCAACGGATTGTTGTATCGCTCTGTTTCTGCTTCTAAATATAAAGATGACATACAAAACATGTCTTACGGCTTGGATACTGTAAAACAGTTACGGCCAGTTACTTACAAATTAAAAGGTGATGAGACAAGTAATCGTCGTTTTGCAGGACTAATTGCCGAAGAAGTAAACGACTTAGGCTTAACAGAGTTTGTACAGTACGATGCAAACAATCAGCCCGATGCTTTAAATTACAGTCATTTTGTAGCTTTGGCATTTAAAGCTATTCAAGAATTATCTGCCAAAGTAGAAGAGCTAGAGGCTAGGCTGCCAGAGGTATCGGAGCCAGCATGAGGCGGTTACGTTTAGTCAGGGTATCTGAGTACAATGGCGCTACTCTTGGCGTGTTGTGCATTGATGATGTTCCTGAGTTTGTAACTTTAGAAGATGCCTGGAGAGCTAACGAACGTAGAATAAGTTGTATCCCTGTTGGCAGGTACAAAGTTAAGCCAAGGAATAGTCCTAAGTTTGGATTAACTTGGCAGGTGATGGACGTGCCTGAGCGAGACCATATTTTGTTTCATGCGGGCAATACGCACAAGGATACGCATGGGTGCATATTACTAGGGATGCAGTACGGTAGGTTAGGAGACGAGTCGGCTATCTTAGCCAGTAGGTCAGCATTTAACAGATTTAAAGACCTAATGGCGGGTACTCCCGAAGCAGAATTGATAGTAATTGATGCTTATGGTGGAGGCCGGATACATTGACCGAGGGAGATTTTACAAAGGTACAGTATTGGTTTGATATGATTATCAAAGCTGCTATCGGCGTAGTTGTGTCGATTGTCGGTTTAGATTATCGAGCGGTTAAAAATAGCCTAAAAGAGTTAGAAGAAAACAAATACCGTATTGCCGCTGAGGTACAGGTTATCAATACGGAGCTTACCAATATAAAACTAAGGCTAGACAGGATAGAGGGTAAGCTGGATAAGGTACTAT